TTCGTTGTATTTGTATGTGTCTATATTAGCGACATTACTATATATAAAAGTTTTCACTCTGCTCGTAAAAAAAATTATCATTTAGCCGTTCGTGGGATTCAACTGGAGTATTACCCACAATTTTTCAGGAAGAGTCCAAGTCATACTTTCGCATAGATATGGTCCCTACTAATAAACAAACAGTTAGTGTCTTAACCCGTTCGGGCACTACCCTCTAACCACTTTGCCTTACGCCCTCTTAAGCGTTATTCAGCCAGAACGATATAAAGTTTGCAACCAATATAATTCTGCTAAATGATAACTATATTATACCATATTCCAGACTAAAAGTCAAGGGATAATTTGGTATAAAACTCACTTTTTTTCATATAAGATAGATTGGGTAAACTATCCCATTGAGGCATTCTCTCGGATATCTTATTACTTTCATCCGGGTTAACCTTTATAAACTGTATATCTTTGTATCTGACCATAACCCTACCCATTTGAACTACCCAATTCTGTGGGGTTATAGCACTTTCATCTGAAGATACATAACCATGTGTTTGTTTGTATAGGTTATTTATAAAATCTGTGGTGCTGTACATGTCCATCCCTATTAGATAACATGTCTTTGGTTTCTCTACCTTACAAGCTATGTACATAGCTGAAGCACCTGATGACCAACCTGGATCATCTGGTCCAGCATTATCTGCTTCCCAACCCACACCATAATAATCATTCATTATATCTTTTAACTGTGTTATATTATTATCTGCAAGACCATAGGTCCATGTGATATAAACATTCTCAAAGCCATCACCTTTCCATCTATCAGTTTTTCTATTTTTATTTACTGTTGATTGACCATGTATTACAAAATGTGTATAGTAACCTTCAGGATTACTTTTCCATTCTCTTATTGTAGGATCTTTCATGTTAGAAGATTGTGCTTCTTTCATCATTTCATATTGATCAGCAGGCATATCATCCCAATCTCTAAAATAAACTTTATTACTATCACAATAACCACTACGATATATTTCATGTGTCATCATGGGATCTACAGCGATAAGACCATCAACAACATGATCTCGAAATATGGCATTACAACCCCAAACTTTACCTTGTGTCTTTAGTAATTCAACATCAATATCTTTACGACTTTCACCGTTACCTAATACAAATAAATTTTCTGTTACAGCATTTTTCTTAATAATAGCTTCATTCGCTCTTTGTTGTATTTTATGAAAGGTCCATACTTCTCTATCTTTCGTCTCAATGTCGGCCATATTATATCATCCTTTATTTGTTTATTGAACTTTTTTGTGTAATTTAATAATCCATTTAATATGCATAATGTTTCCAATGACACTCTTTTTGCTAGATATGTTTTAATAAGTATTGGATGTTGACCTCTAGTTATTTTAAATATCTTATCAAAATTCTTTTCACTCTTTCTTAATAACTGCTCCATGTCTCGTTCAAAATAATATGCAAGTCCATCAATTCTTTTTTGTCTTTCAAGGTATACGTCATTATTCATATCCTTAATGTAAGGTGATTTATTAGATATGAAATTGCTAACAAAATAATTAGTAATATTATCGCCGTATTTTCTTGCAGCCTTAACAAAAAAATATCTATCATTGCGTTGTATAAACGTTTCGTACTTAGCATTAATCTCACCGTTATATCTAAAGTAATCGTATTCATCTTTTGTAAAATGTAACTTAATACTAAGATATTTTTTGTACGCTTCATATCCCTCTTGCATTACTCTTGTTTTTGTAGTTCTAAATAAGTAATTATTTTCTCAGGTGTGCTTTCAATGTATGGGTCTGAGTCATTAGAAAAATTATTAATACCTGGTTCTTCCGCAAGATATGTAATAATCTCATTATCTATTATAGCAGAATAACGCCATGATCTTAAACCAAAACCTTGTTTAGGTTTGTTGACTAACATACCTAGTGATCTTGTAAAAGTACCACAACCATCTGGTATCATTTTTATTTTTTCAATACCTTGTGCGTCTGCCCATGCGTTCATTACAAAAGCGTCATTAACACTAATACAATAAACTTCATCTATACCTAAGTCTTTAAACTTATTATAACTTTCCTCATATCCTGGTAATTGTTTTGATGAACATGTAGGTGTAAAAGCACCAGGCAAACCAAACAATACAACTTTCTTATCTTTAAATAATTCTATTGTTGAAACATCTTGCCATTCACCTGCTGTTCTAAATTTAAAAGTGTGATTTAATATATTCATAATAACTCCTATACTGGTAATGTTGCTGTTTTTGGTAAAAAGTTTAAATCTTGTGCGTTCATTTTTATTTTATCTTTCAATGTTCTATTAATTAAATGTGTTATTTGGTCTGGTTCTATTTCTTTTTCTGAACAGTAATCTAAAACTGCTTCCATATGTGTTAGTCTTTTTTTACTTGCTCTTTTTTCTATCACTACAGCAAATTGTTTAGGTGTCATTCTTTCTCCTTTGGTTTCCTTCGCTACGATTTCTAGTCCTCGTCAGGTGTCTTACTCTCATTAGCGAAGGAATCGTTTACTATATCTAATAGTAATTCTGTATCAAATATCCAATCCATACCATAACCCATTAAACATGTCTGACTAGTTTCTCTAATTGTTAGAAACACAGAACCATTTTTTAGTTCTTCACTATACCAGAACGATACCCAAGCAAAAGTTTCTGAGTTAGGATTACCACTTTCTTTTACATCTGACCATGCAATCGCTTTTTGCTTAAATATACTACTTGCATATGAGAATACTACTGGTCCTGAACCACAGAAAATAGGCACTTGTGTTGTTGTCATAACGCCATCTGGAAATAAAGGGTGTTCTTCTGCTTTTATACTTGACGCATAAAATAAACCTACAATTAAAAATGTTACAAAGACTATGACGCTTTTATTCATTTTTTGTTTTCTATCCATTTATAAAAGTCCTCTACTGCTTCTTTTAATTTAGGCAAGTAATCTACTTTGTTTTTTGTAAACACTTGCGTTGTACCTTCTTCCGTTGTAATTAATATAACAACTTGTGTCACTTCTTCACCAAAGTGTTCTTTATACATTTCTGAATATGCCGCACCTTGAATAAAATAGTTTTCAATCCAGTCTTCATTCTTTTCTTTTGTTGATGTTTTAAAATCAATAATTGATAGAACACCATCATATTCAGCGACACAATCACATCTGCCTGCAACTGTATAATCACTAGAAAACATTTGTGCCTCTTGTAATCTTATATTATTTATTTTTGATAGTTCTGGTTTTAAAACATTAAACATCATTCTAGGTAAGAATTGTTTTTTGTATTTGTCAACTTGTTCTAAATCAACATTATTTAAATAATCTTCAACCATATTGTGTACTGCTGTGCCACGATTTGCAGCTTGTATCATTACATGGTTTGCAACTTCTTCGCCTACATTCTTACGCCATTTTAACAATCCTTCTTTTTGTCTAATTGATAAAACGGATGTAATAGATGGATATGCTTCTTTAGTTTCTAGATGTTCGTAAAATCTTTTACCATCAACATTTTTTGCTTTGAGTGGTGGTAGATCATTTATTGGTGGTGTATGTGTAAATATCATTATATGCTCACTTTTAAAATTATATTATATCAGGTCTTGACTAAAAAGTCAAGGGTTAATCTCTAGTAAAAAAAGGGTCAGGTTTCTTCGCCGTTTTCTCTAGAATTTTCAAAAATTTATCAAATTCTTTGTGGGCACTATGTTGTCCATATCTCATACCAATATAGAAACTGCCACCCATGATTAACATTACATTTATTAAGAGATCCACTCTTTTGCCTTTTCTGTCACCTCACTTACTCGTCTAGTCCATCCTTTACCAAATGTATCAAATGTAGAAAGACTTTCATAATAGTTTTGTCTCATCAAAGCATATGATGATATGGTTTGTTCTATACCATAGTGTTCAACATACTCTTTGATTTTACCTAATGTGTTTGGACCAATGCCACCATCAACTGTTGTATTCACTAATCGTTGTATGAATTTTGCAGCACGACCAGGACCAGCATTGACAGCAAAGTCAAAGATACACAAATCTAAACCTTCAGGTAGATCATCACCTTTTACTCTATCCCAATAATTTTTTTTGTATATAGGTTCAACATCTGCTTTTGTTAAATCTTTCATTTCTTTTTCACCACCAAAGTCTTCGTATACTCTTTTTGTTACGCCAAGGTTTGTTTCACCACCTGGATCTTTTGGATGATTAACATATCCACCTTCGTGGTGTAATATGACTTCTAATGCTTCTGAAAATTTGTTACTCATTGTAGTGTAATCCCATCTTTATTTTTTCTATTAGATAGCTTTTTAACATACCACTTCTTACAATATCACCAAGGTCAAATTCTATGCAATCAACCTCTTTCATTTGTTGCATGATATTGACAAAATCTAGTATACCATTTCTATCATTTGTTTTTGTTAAATCTGTTTGTTGAACATCACCAGCAAACACAATTCTTGTATTCTGACCTACTCTGGTCATTATGGTATCTAACTCATGGAAATTTAAGTTTTGACACTCGTCTACTATAATTACACCATTGTCTATTGTGATACCTCGTAAAAAACTCGTTGACAAGAAATCTATTGTTCCTTGATTTCTTAAATCTGTGTATAGTCTATCAAACTCAGCGTCTGAGCCTCGTTGAAACATAAATCGTACCATGTTTTGATATGGCACTTGATACAAATATGACTTGTCCTCCTCATCACCAGGTAAGAAACCTATATCTCTTGTTGGTAATAATGAGCGAACAATATATACTCGTTCTCTAGGTGACTTAGGATCCAACACATCTTTTAGTGCATTGTATAACGCTACAAAAGTTTTACCTGTTCCTGCAACACCATAAAGAAAAAGGTTTTGACCCTTCTCGTAAGAAGCGAATACTTCTTTTTGATTATCGGTTATTGGTTTTATCGTATTCAATTCTG